TGCTACTGGCAATCCCAACACGGTTGACGATGCGGCTTCGCTGCCTTGCAGTTTTCCTGTTGTCCTGCTTGGCTTCAGTAGCGCAATCAGTCAAGATGATAGCCCAACTGAAGTTTCCGTCAACTACCGAATTAGCGATACTCCTAGCAACTTGATGGGCCTGACCGGCTTCTGATTGCTTGCAAATGATCACACGGCGGGGCTTCGGTCCCGCTTTTTTCATGCGCCGATCCAGTGCTATGATTCCGTCGTTGCACTGAACAACCCTCATGAAGAACGTCAAGGAACTGCTTAAGGCGACACGCCAGCGCCGCAAAGTCGAAATTACGCTAAGCACTGGCGCGGTTTTTGATATGTACTTCATGCCGCTTACTGAAGCGGAAGACGAAAAGATTAGGGAAGCGGTTGCCAGGGACAACGGCACCAATGCCTACGGCTTGCGCGTGCTGATGCTACGCGCTGAGTACGAGGATGGCGAAAAAATGTTTGATCCGGTTGCTGACAAAGGCACAATGCGCCATGAGTATGCCAAGGCAGACTTAACTACCATGATGGAAGCGGGCCAAGATCCCAAAAGCAATCAAGGAGGCGATCAAGACTGATCCTGCCTTGATGCGTCGGCTTGCATTGTGCAAAGAGCTGGGAATGACGCTTTCCCAGCTCAGGAACAACGCAACTCAGGATGACATAATTATGCACGCTGCATACTTTGAAATCCTGGCCGATCAAATCTCGAAACCAGGGGCTCCACCTGTTCGCTGATCCGAGAGGCGCTAAGGTGGGGTCGCTGGTGCCGGGGCGGGAATGGCTGATTATACGGGGCTAATCCGAGTTGGCATAGAAGGCCTTGGCCAGATTCGGCAGCTTAATACAGAACTTGAAAGGGCAAATCGGCTAATCAATGGCCTGGAAGGTGCCGAGGCAAATGTAAGGCAAGCCGGCGAATCCGCTAGCCGCAATGTTGCTGCGGCTAGGGATCGAATGTCCCGAGCCGGCTTTGAGCGGACTAGAGCATATAGAACTTTTGAAAATACAAGCCAAAGGATTGATCCCGCTACAAACAGGTACCTTCCTGGCGGTCCAAACGCTACTGCCAGAAGACTGTCCGCCAACAATTTGCTCCTAGCGGAACGCGAGACAAGGGAAGCAGCGCGAAACTTAAGAGAGCAGGAGCAAAATCGACGCTTAATAGCTGCGGCTGAAGGCAGGTATGCCAGGGCCGTAAATCGCGCCGCTGACATCCAAGAGCGTACCGGGGAGAGGCGCAATGACCAAGAGCTTCGCAATCGGCAGACAATGCAAGGCATCGGCAATGCAAGCCGTGGCAATTATCTTACCAACTTATTTCAGGGCAGGCAACGCGAATTTGCGCGAGGCGGCGGCGGCGCGGGATTGAGTCAGGAGCTGCAGCAGCAAGCGCGCAACGTGCGCGGCGCATGGGATCTTGCTACTGCCGGCGGCAGAGAAAATCTGCAACTGATGCAACGAATCGCCACGGAAATGGCTGGCTTGTTGCGCCAGCAGAATAAGCTTGAAAGAGCGCAAAGAACAGCGCGAAGGCGTATCGACACTGCTGCGAGAGCGGCGGGAGGCGCAGTTGACAAAGGACTCGCAACTGAAGTATCGCTAAATGACAGAACATTTAACGATAGGCTGCGTGAATCAAAAGAACGCGCAAAGCGAGAGTCGGACCTGTTCAAAGCAAGCAGCAAAGAAGCCGGAAAAGACTTTGATCAAAGGTTGCAGAATCGCGTCAGAGAGCGGCAAGCGGAGCAGCGCTCTGCTGTCCGTGACCTAAATACAAGGTCTAGCTGGCAGAAGGCGTTAAGCGAAATGGAGAGCCGGAAAACGGTTTCCGATCGTGAAAGAAGTAAGCGCTTTAGAGAGAAATCTTTGGCCGAGGAAAAGCGGCAAGCTGATCTTGGTATCGGCGTCAATGCTCCTACCCGCATCGGCGGGCCAGTTAAGCGCACGGGCGCTATTCCGATGGGCGGCGGAATTGACTCGGGCATCATGCCGCGAGCGCTTCCAAGCAGCAAAATACTGGAAAGCAGAATAGCCAATGCTGGGCAAAGGCAGCCAACTCGACTTGACGATCTGCAAGCAGCTTCGCAAAAGAAACTGGCGAAGGAGGCTGAGCGAGCCGCCGGCTCGCTGGGGCGCTTTGGCGCGGCGCTGGAGCGCGAGGAGAAGCGGCGGGCAAGCCTGGGAATCGGCACTCCTGGCGGCGCAGGCGGCTCGACTCGGAGGGGCAACGCAATCCCGATGGGCGGACAAGGCGGGCGGCAGGGCATGTTCAATCAGTACGCTTCCCCGGCCGGTCCCGGCAACCCGATTGGCGTTGGAGAGTTTCAAAGAATTCAGAAGGCGCAACGCGAGCAGCAGCGCCAGCAAGGCAATCAAAAGGGCTTTTTCCAGGGTGACTTGCGCAGTGCGATTGGTGATGCGCTGATTGGTGGTGCATTCCCCGCCCTGTTTGGCCAGGGCCTTGGTGCATCGGCTGGCGGTCTTGCTGGCGGCCTTGCTGGCGGCGCAGTCGGAGGCAACTTTGGTTTCGGCCTTTCCCTCGTCGGCACTGCAATAGGCCAAGTCGTTGATACGACCATTGGCAAACTAGGGAGCCTTGGCGATGCGCTAGGCAGCGCGTCAGACTCGATTAAGGGATTGGAGGATGCTGGCTTCCGTGTGCGCGATAGCCAAAAGGTGCAAATTGCTCAGCTAGAAAAAGTTGGTCGTGGCTACGATGCACAAGCGGTAGCGCTCAAGGAAGTTGAATCCAGGCTTGGCCCTGGCTCAGTTGCGCAGATAGAAAAATTAAACGAAGCCCAAAAGCAGCTTTCTGATTCCTGGGCGGCGCTTTCATTGCAACTCGGGGTATCACTGATTCCGGTAGTTGCCGAGGCCGCTAGTCTTATTGCGGACCTGTTCGGCAGATCCCCTGGCGGTTCAGGGTCCGGCGCTGCACCTAAATCCACCAGACCACGTAAGCCATCGGAAGTGCTTGCGGATATTGACGCATCCATAGCGTTAAACCAGACACTCAAGGCCGGAAACAGGGAATACGCCAGCCTTGTGCGCGATGCAGAAGATTGGCGGCGCGACAATGAAGATAAGATTTTTCAAATGCGCCGCCAAGGCGTTGACATTGAAAAACAAAAGTCAGATTTACGCCTTGACGTAGAAAACAAAATCTTTGACATGAGGCAGCAAGCTGCCACCCTAGAAGCAGACAATACACGCGCTCGCGCACAGCTTGCCATCAATTCATTTGGCCTTGGTCTTGACCGGCGAGCTGACGCCATTGGAGGCAGGGCCGGTGACTTTATCGCTCAAGTCAGGGAATACTTGCAAGCGAGGGATCAAGGCGAGTCCGAATTGCAAGCCAAGGAAAAAACAGCAAAGCTGCAAATTGCGGCCAACGAGCGAAGCCTGCAGCAGTACATTTTGCAAGTCTCGGACAAAGTTGCCTCCATTGCGAGAACCGTAGAGGACTACAAGCGTGATCAGGAGAAGTTCAGATTTGAGTCGTCAAGGCGAATAGAAGACTATCGCATCAAGGCGGAAGATTACATCTACAGCCGCGTCAAGGATCGCTATGAGTACGCGATTGGTAGCGAGCAGGAAATACTGCGAATCAAGATGGAGGCCGCTGCTGCGTTGGGGGCGGCATTGCCAGCAGACGCAGGAAGGGTGCTTAGCGGCACCGGGCCAACTGCAGTCGGTATGGCCGGCTTAGCAAATCCACTCGGGGCACAAAGCAGCGGGCGGGCGCCTAACTGGAATCAGGGACTTGGCGCTGGCCGTGGCCACCAAGGGCAGGATATTGGCGTTGACGTTGGCACGACCATCCATGCCATTGAAGATGCGGTTGTCGAAGGAATAATCAAAGGATTCAGCAGGGACGGCAACCCCAGAGCTGGCGATGCGGTCATGCTTCGCTATCTCAGCGGGCAGCTTGGCGTTTACGGCCACATTAAGCCGCTCTCTGGTATCGCCCCCGGTCAGCGTGTCAAAGCCGGCCAGCAAATTGGAACCATATCGGACTGGGGCGACAACAGCCACTTGCACTATGAGCTGTGGAAGCGCAGGCGCGGCGCTGGCGGCGAACTGCTTGACCCAACGGAAAGATTGCGCTCTGCAATGAGCGGCAGGCGTGCCAGGCCACCAATGCCAGCCACTTCTTCCCAGAGAAGGTCAGGGCCGGCAATGCTGCTCCCCGGCGTAACAGGGCCGGCATTGCAGCCGTCTGCGCCCGCTACGACGGACAGCATGTTTGACCGGCGGCAATCCTCTGCCCGCCCCGGTATTGGCGATCAATTTATTTCGCTGCTTAGCAAGCAAGGCGGGTTTGAGGATACCGCTGGGCCTGCAATCGCGCAAAAACGGCTGCCGACTTACGCTCCTGCGCCGCTGGCACCGCCGACCCTGCCGGCATCGCCGCAACTGCCAGCATCGCCAGCGCCGATGGCGATGCCTGACATTAAGCCGCTCGCAACAGAGCTGCGCAAGCAGAACAGCGAGCTACTGCAGAGCGTGCAACTTGCCAACAAATTAGAGCAAGTAGAAAATGGTCGCCTACTACTTCAGTTGTCGAGCACCAGGGAAGTGCGCGATCGACTGGAAGATGCCACCAAGGAACTTGCGCTTGAATCTAAAATTGCCGAACTCGGCAAATCTTTAAGTGACAACGATCAAAGCAGAGCAGTAGAAAGAACTCGCACAGCTTTTGCTGCTGAAGAATTAAATAGGCTTGAGCAGCAAAGCCTGGGTTTTGCTAATGAACTGCTGCAAAAAGGCAAATTACAGAAAGAAGAGTACGATTCTATAACAAGGGGGCTTAGGGAGAGAATTGGCTACGAAAAAGACTTGCTCCAGGTAGCGGAAGACAGGGCCGAAGTCGCACGGCAAGAAGCATTTAACCAAAGGTCCGGGGAGATTGTGCGCGAGACTCGGCTCGTTGGCGCTGGCTTGCGTGCTGGCCGCATCGGGGCGGAAGCGCGTGCTTTTGAGGAGGAGTTGAGACTTTCCGGCGATGTTGGCAAAGCGAATCAAATGGCCGATAATACTAAGCGGCTTGAAGATCAACGACTCGTCTGGGCTAATCTTGAAAAAGATATTGTCAGTGTATCCGATGCAATCTCTGGCGCTTTAACAAATGGCCTGGTTGATATTGTAAGCGGCGCCAGGAGCATCCAGGACGTAGGCCGCGACATGCTCAATAGCATCGCTGGCAGCTTTGCGGACTCCGCGCAACAGCAGCTCGGCAATCTAATGCAACGTCAACTCGGCGGATTGCTTGGCGGCCAGCAAGGGCCACTCGTCAAGATGCTTGGTGCCGGCGCGGAGGCGGCCGGTCCGCAAGCGCTGGGTGCCGCCTCCATGGTGGCCTCTGGCCAGGTTGCAGCATTCGGCATGGCGCTACAGACAGTCGCCGCTCAAATGGCCTTCTCCAGTGCCCTGGGCGGGGGCTCAGCGTTGTCCGGTGCGCTGGGATCGGCGGTTTCCGGCGCCGCGCCAAATTTGTTCGGCAACGCACTGTCAAGCAACATAACCGATATTGCATTCGGCGGCTTTCTTGCTAACGGTGGCACGGCACAAGCCGGCAAAGGTTATGTCGTTGGCGAAAAAGAACCAGAGTTTT